GGAACAGATAACACCTATTTATATATGGCAATCGTTATGGCTGAGGGAGAAATTAACGATATTACTGAAATTAGAGTAGATGATAAAATAGTTACATTTGCATCTAGCTTTGCAGATAATACAATAGTAGAAGTTGATAGTTCAGATGCTAACTTTTATAAAGATGGAGAAAGTTTAATTAGAGTTGAACCTCATTATGGAACAGATGGTCAATCAGCATCAACATTATTATCTACATTAGATAATTGGGGAAGTAATCATAAATTATCTGGTTTATGTTATTTAGCGATTAGACTTAAATGGAATCAAGATGCTTTTGCTGGACTTCCTAAAGTACAAGCTAAAATACAAGGTAAAAAAGTTAAAACTTATAATGCAAGTTTAGTAGAACAATCTCCTAGTTATTCTACAAATCCAGCTTGGTGTTTATTAGATTATTTAACAAACACAAGATATGGAAAAGGTTTAACAACTGATGAAATAGATTTACAAAGTTTTTATGATGCGTCTTTAGTTTGTGAAACACAAGTAACTCCATATTCAGGTGGAAGTGATATTAATATATTTGATACTAATGTTGCTTTAGATACATCAAAAAATCTTATTAGTAATGTTAGAGAATTAATTAAAGGTTGCAGAGGTTATCTTCCATATTCACAAGGTAAATATAGTTTAGTTATTGAAACAACAGGCACAGCTTCTATCACATTAACTGAAGATGATATTATAGGTGGATATTCATTATCTACACCTGATAAAAATGAAAGATATAATAGAGTTATTGTTGGTTTTGTTAATCCTGATAGAAATTTCCAAGTTGATGAGGTTCAATGGCCACCAATAGATGATTCAGGACTTCCAAGTGCTGACCAACACGAAACTATGAAAACTGCTGATGGTGGATTTTTGTTAGAGGGTAGATTTTCATTCACAACTTTAACAAATCAATATCAAGCTGAAGAAATGGCTGAAGTTATTTTAAGAAGATCAAGAGAAGCATTATCTTTAGGAATAACTGTTAGTTTAGATGCTTACGATTTAGCAATAGGAGATATAGTTAATATTACACATAGTTCTTTAGGTTTTTCTGCAAAACCATTTAGAGTTTTAGGAATGACTTTTAATGAAGATTTTACAGTTGGATTATCATTAGTAGAACATCAAGATAGTCATTATACTTGGGCAACAAAAACACAAGCAACAACAGTACCAACAACTAATTTACCTAATCCATTTAATATTCAGCCACCAGCAAGTTTAACTTTAGATGATACCTTAATTCAATATAACCAAACTCCACTTGTTGCATTAGATATTTCAATAGGTGCTAGTACAGATAGTTTCGTTGATTATTACCAAGTAGAATACAAAAGAAGTTCAGATTCTAATTATATTATTTATGCACAAGGAGATTTATTAACTCATAGAGTTTTAAATGTTATCGAACAAGAAACTTATGATGTAAGAGTTAAGGCAGTAAATACTTTAGGAGTATCATCTACTTATGTTTCTGCACAAAGAACTATTGTTGGAAGTACAGAACCACCAGCAGATTGTGAAGACTTTGCTTGTAATATTATAGATTCAGAGGCTCATCTATCATGGACAGAAGTACCAGATTTAGATTTATCACATTATCAAATAAGATTTAGTACATTAACAAGTGGTGCTGAATGGAACAACTCAGTATCATTAGTTGAAAAAGTATCAAGACCAGCAACTTCAATTTCAGTACCAGCTAGGGTTGGCTCGTATCTAATCAAGGCTGTAGATAAGCTAGGTAATTTTAGTGTTAATGCAACAGTAGTATCAACTAATGTTACAGCTATTGGAAACTTTAATGCAATCACAACACAAACAGAATCTCCATCATTTGCTGGAACTAAAACTAATTTAACATTATCTAATGACACAATTAGACTTACAGATTTAACACAAGATGGAACTTATGATTTTGCAAGTGTTATTGATATTGGTTCTAGTCATACTGCTAGGGTTACAGCTTCTATTACACAGTTTTCAGAAGATACTACAGATTTATTTGATTCAAGATCAGGTAATTTTGATGATGCTACAGGTTCATTTGATGGAGATGCACCAGCATTTGAAAGTTCATTCTTACAAATAGCTTTATCAGATGACAATGTTTCATTTTCAGAATTTAAGAACTTTGTAATAGGAGATTATTCTGCGAGATACTTTAAGTTTAGATTAATTATGAAATCTAAAAATGAAATTGTAACACCTGTAGTTTCTGCTTTATCTGTTTCAATAGATATGATAGATAGAATATTTAGTGAAAATGACATTGTAAGTGGTGCTGGTACAAAAACTGTCACATTTACACAACCATTTAAAACTACTAATTACGCAGTAGGTATCACAGGCGAAAATATGGCAACAGGAGATTATTTTATTGTAGAAAATAAAACTGTTAATGGATTTGATGTTACATTTAAAAATTCAAGCGATACAGCAGTTTCAAGAACATTTGATATGATTGCAAAGGGTTTCTAAAAGGAGTATAAGACAAACATGGCACAACACGACTATATAATAAATAACCAAACATTTCCTAGTTATAGAACTGACCATAATAACAGTTTATCTGCTATAGCCTCTAATAATTCTGGTGCAACAGAACCTAGTACAACTTATGCTTATCAATGGTGGTATGACACAAATTCAAATGCACTTAAAATTAGAAACGCAGATAATGATGCTTGGATTACTATTGGTACATTCGATCAAGCAACAGATTCAGTTACACTTACAGGAACTCAAGTTACATTTCCAACTATTACATCAACATCAATATTCGTAGAGCCTGACACTAATTCAGCAGTAACAATTAATGGAACAAACTTTATATCAGTTCCAATCGTAGAAGCTATTAACGATAGCACAGGTCAAATTTATAGAGCAGTAGCAGTAACTTGGACAAACTCTACAACTCTTTCAGCAACATTTAATGTTCCTAACGCAGATTATTATGTAAGAGTAGAAAACAATGATGGTTATGCAGTAAGATCATCAACTGCAATTTTATCGTCAAGTTCTGCACCTACTTGGAGTACAGCATCAGGAAGTATCGGAAGTGTATCTGCTGGAAGTACAGTTTCATTATCAGTTTCAGCAACATCAGATTCTACAGTTTCATATTCAGAAACAACTTCAGTATTAACTTCAAATGCTGACACACCAGCAAGTACAATGAATTTATCTTTAAACAGTTCAACAGGTGCAATCACAGGAACAGCACCTACTCCAACAGGAGATACCACTTACAGTTTTACATTAAGAGCAACAGATGGCGAAAGCCAAACTGCTGATAGAAACTTTAGTATTACAGTATCAGTAGGAATTAATAATGGGGGTCAGTTTAACTAATGGCTAGTACATTTTTATCATTTACACAAGGAACTGCTACAAGCAGAAGAATATTTACTATTTCTGTTTGGGTAAAAAGAGCAAACTTATCAGCACAACAACAAATATTTGAAACTTGGTTAGATAATAACAATAGATTTGATGTTCAATTTACAGCATCTGATAAAATTTTAGTACAACATACATTAGGTGGTTCAACATCAATTAATATTGAAACATCTAGGTTATTTAGAGATACTTCAGCTTGGTATCATATTGTAGTTGAAGTAGATACAACACAAGCAACAGCAAGTGATAGAGTTAAAATTTATATAAATGGTTCTCAAGAAACATCACTTTCTCCAGCAACATACCCATCACAAAATCTTGATTTAGCTTTAGGCACAGCAAGTTATACAAATTTTTTAGGTAAATATAGTTCTGCTGGTGGTAATTATTTTGATGGACAAATGACACATTATCATTTTACAGATGGTACAGCTTACACACCATCAACCTTTGGCGAAACAGATGCAACAACTGGAATATGGAAACCTAAAACTGCACCATCAGTTACTTATGGTACAAATGGATTCTTTTTAAAGTTTGAAAATAGTGGTGCTTTTGGAACAGATAGTTCTGGTAATTCTAATAACTTCACAGTTAATGGTACAATGACACAAACGATTGATACCCCTAGTAATGTTTTTGCTACATTTAATCCTTTATTTAGAAAAGGAACTGATACACCAGCTTTTTCTAATGGAAATACAAAAGCTACATTTGATTCTGGTGGTAATGAATTTGCTTTAACCACTTTAGGTGCAACTACTGGAAAATATTATACTGAAATTAAATGGGGAACAGCACATGGAAATGCTGCTACTGCAACAGGAATACTAGATATGGCTTATAGTGGAACTGCTGACCCAAATAATTCTGTAACTAATGCGTTTGGATATTTTGGAAGTGGTAATAAAAATGTATCTGGTACTTCTTCTGCTTATGGAGATAGTTATACTTCAGGAGATATAATTAGTATTGCTATGGATTTAGATAATAGCAAACTTTATTTTGCTAAAAATGGTACATGGCAAAATTCTGGCGATCCTACTTCTGGTGCTACTGGAACAGGTGCTATTTCAATTATATCTGGAGTAACTTATGGATTTTTTGCATCTGATTATAGTACAACAGATGCTATGATAAATAATGGAAATGGATATTTCGGAACAACTGCTGTATCATCAGCAGAAAACCCAGATGATGGAATCGGTATCTTTGAATATGCAGTTCCTACAGGGTATAAAGCATTATGTACTAAATCAATTAATGCACAGGAGT